ATCTGATGTAAAGCCCGATTGCATAAAGCCTTCATAAAAATGTCCATCTTTTTTTAATGCGAAATGGTTTATACCGTTTGTCACAGTAACAAAAGGTTGGACGATTTCATTTATTTGTTGTTGGTATTCTGTGCGAATACTAATGAGATAATCCACATCTACATATACAGGAAGCGGAATCGTAATGGTTTCATAGACAATTTTTTTCGCCTCCGCTTTCCGGCGATCTGGAAAATTAATTTGCTGCTTACCTAAATATCCGGCGTTGCCCGTAAGGGTGCCTTTTTTACGGTGTGCATTTGCATTTAAAAAATTGGCTGATTTATCTGCATTAATGTGCCGAGCGATGGTAATAGAGCCTCCCTTTGTATCATTAATGGGCGGGATATTGCCATAAAAAACACCCTTTTTTGCAGCATCTTTAGAAAAGCTATCTCTTTGTAGTGTCATTATAGGAAAGATTAAAGCACCATCATTATCGCGCAAATCTTTATGATCTTTTACTTGCCACGAGCGCTCACCAGAAACCCACACCACAGGCACCTTTTTCCATCCCTTATTAGTGGTGGTAAATAAGTCCATTTTTTTATCTAACCATTCATAAACAGCAAAATCTATTGTTTCAAGCGTTGAGGGCTTATAGGATATAGTTTGTTTTATTGTTCCGCTTACATTACTTCTATCTTTCATTTTTATGTACCATCAAAAAGCCCTTGCCGCGCCCTACCACATTTAGCTGCAACCTCTAACATATGTTCATTTTGACCAAATAATTGTTTAGGTTCTGTTAAAGTAATTATTTCATAATAATCCTCCCCATACAAAATAAAATCTCCCTCTCTAACAAACAAATCTTGGTCTTCTGTCAAGCGCCGTTTATGAAAATGACAGGTTAAAGAATAAAGTCGATCTACTCCATAGTTGGTAGCGGTTGTAGTTGTGTGTCCCCATTCAATCAAAGCATATACTCGAATCGGAGGTAAAAAGCTTTTTTCTATAGCTTCTCCATAAAGAAAATGAAAATCTGTATGTTCCATGCTGATGGGGTAGTAAACAATTGTTTGTCCGATTACTCGTTCAATGAGTTCATCGTTAACTTGTTTAACTAAATCACGCTCTTTTTTACCAAAAAACAGCGGCGGAGGCGGATTATCAGGTCTGTTCCATTTATTGTGTGGCACTTCTTCTCCCTCCTTATCCTACAAATATTAAATGAGGCACGTTTGTTTGAAGAGTCTTAGCATCTTCCGCCATTTTCGCATCTTTCTCCACTAATGTCGAATAAGTCAAATTATCTAATAAAGTTTGAAGTTCTTCTTTGAGAGCCCGTTGTTCATCTTTTGCCTGTGTAGCTAATTCTGAGGCGTTTAAAGTAACAGATTCACCAGGAATAGGTACTGTTCCAAACTTTCCCCTAATTTGCGATAACATTTCTTTGGATAACGCTAAACTATATTTACGGATCCATTGTTTTCCCATGCTATTAATATTTGTATATGGTATATTAGCAAAAGGTAAAGTATTATAGTTATTAATACCATCTATTCCATCTAAATGAGTTGAGCTTGATACCCAGGGATCAACAGGGATAGTGAATTGAAACCATATTTTGCTTGGGTTAACAAAACCACCGACATTCCCAGGAGGGGGATAAATAGTAATTTTATTATTGCGTATTTCATACGAATAAAAAGAAGCGCGGGTGTATAAGCTATCTTCAAAAGACATATTTTGTAATTTATTTTGCCAAGTAGGAACAATTTCAAAAGTTGAATCATCTGAATACTGTCCATATGTATTTAAATTTCCCACTACATTTAAACCGCCATAGTATCCATAAAATCTCCACATTGCTGCCGGAGACTTGTAATACACTCGTCGAATCGCAACTCTCTTGTTCGCAACGGAACTTGTTAAATCGTTAGCAATTTGTTGTAAGTCGTAAGTTTGAACATTATCCGCTAAATTAATAGATCCACTATAAATCGTGGCGTTCCCCATAGCAGCTTCTTCGGCCAAACCATTAGAAATCCGGGATGCATATGAAAAATTAAATTGAGGAAACTTCAAAGCTACATGAGTACCATCAAGACTAGAAGACAAAGCCCCTTCTTCTAAAACACCTTGATGATCAAAGGTGCCTGTGGTTGCACCCAATAAATCACCAAGTACATTAGAAGCCTGGTGGTTATTAATCACATAAGAATATTCTAAGACCGCTAGCTCATAGGACGTATATACATTGTCTTCAGTGAGTTCAACATCTAATACATCTCCCCCGAGCATCTTATAGGTATAAGCCACTTGGCTGGCGGCACCGGAAACGAATTCAGCTGAACTTAAATATGTACCGTAAGGAACAGCTGTGGAAATAACATTGGTGGTATTTCCTGTAACGGGCAAAACAATAGGACTTGTTTGCTGTTTGGGTGTTAATTGGGGCACTGCCATTTAAAAGTCTCCTTACGTGAAGTAAATAGTTAAATTTTAATGAAATGAAAAAGAAAACCCCGCCTCTCTTAAAAGAAAGACGGGGTGTAAAATAATATATGAAAATTTATTTAGGCTAACCTAGCAAATCCTCAACAATGACAAGTCCGTACATGTCAGGTCGTACCATCTTTTTACCGTATCGAGTCATCACGCCCTTACGAGGCACGAAGTCTTCCGGTCCAAAAATAGTAGGAGTGACTTGTAGTGGTACATATGGTGCATAGACATAGCCGCTTTCGAGGAAGCTATTGCCTTTACGACCGACAAGGACGACATTACGTGGGAAATAAGGATCTACATAAATGTCCCATTTCTTACTAATTTGCCCCACCTTGACGGCTCCTGCCGTACCACGATTTTCATCAGCCGTTGTATCTGCGCGGAAACCACTCGTAAATTCGAGGACGTTGGCAACTTCTGGGCTTGTGACGATGAAGTTTGCACCACCTCGCAAAGTTTTACGATGGATTGCTGCGGAAACATCATTGACTGTTTCTAATAGTGTCTCATACCATTCCGATACCGTTCCGGTGAAATCAGGATGAAGACTTTGATTCGAGGTCAAGCCTGTATCTAGATAAACAAATTTACCCGGTCTACGACTCCAATAAAGAGTGCCAGCTGTTGATCCTTTTACAAGGTCTTCCAAGATTTCTTGGTCGATCTCCAAAGCAATTTGCTCAGAAAGAATACTCGTCAACTCGACTTCAGCATCCAAATTATGGTATGCATTAATATCTTGTTGCAATTCAGGTGTCCATTTAGCTTTGAGTTTCTTCGTCATCGCGGTAATAGAAACACTATCCACCTTGATGTCAATTTCTGGAATATTAACATTATTTTCCAGACCCCAAGCCGTTGTACCAACAACCGATCCAAGAGCATTAGCCGTAGTAAAGTTATCAGTTTCCGGGAAGGTCATAGTATAGAGTGCATCCCCATTATTTGAGCCTGTTAAAACGTTTCCTGCAAACTCAGCAGCAGTCCAACCCGCAGTAGTAGTGCTGTCGGCAACAGCTACCATATTCACGGTAAAAGTGGCCAAGCTTGGATTGTCTCCTTGAATTCCTGATCCAGTTGCGAGCGTCGTTAAACGACGAGCAAAAGTACCAGACAAAGCGCTTGATCCCGACAACGTCATTGCAACAAAGTCGCGTGTATCCAATTGAGAGAGATCTGCACTCCCTGTAATTTGAACAATGGCAACTAGCGACCCGGAAACATCAGGATCGTACTGCACTTGTCGATTTATAACGCCATCAGTACCCCCTGCTGTTCCATAGGAAATATTAGCAAGATCCACAGCAAACGGCAAAGAACCGGTCGGGGAAGCATAACCATTATTAAGGGCATAAAAGCTCGTTTCAGCATTTACCCCTGTTAGGTCTACACCACCCGTAATTTGTTGGCCAACTTTTCCACCACCATAAAGCGACTCATTTATAGTCGCTCCAAGACGGCTTTCATTAAATGTAAAATCCAGGAAGAAGATTAGGCCAGATGGCAAGCTCATCGGCTGAACAGAAACAAGTTCGTTCGCAATGAGTCCACCGAATACACGGCGCACAATTGGAAATGCGACAGCTGCAAAGCCTTCCACATCACCTGCTTGCATAGTTGAAGCTTCACGAAGAAGCTCTTTTGCTTGATTTTCTAAGAGGCAAGCCATGGTATTGCGAGTATTCTCGTTTCCCATTCCCTCCAGAAGTCCAGTTTTTTCCCATTTGTCGAGAATAGCCTGACCTTCTTTTTGGACGTTGCGTCTAACAACACCCTCAGTCAATTTTTCAATAATAGACATTTTTTTTCTCCTTAAATAATTCCTGCAAGTTTCTTCAAACGGAAGGTACTATTCGTACTTTCCGACGTTTCGCT